ACACAAACATTAAATACATTTAAAGGAAGCACTACAAAATTAATGTCAAACGATACTATATTTAGAGAAAGCCAAGAAATCTTAAAAATACCTGTATTAGCTAATTTAAGTGTAAACTCCGGATCAGATACTTTAACAGGTGCTACAACGGTAAATTTTAAAAATGGTAGTACCACAGTATCAAGTGTAACAGTTGGCACAGGAATTGACACAACAAACACCGCTATTGAATATGCGACAAGTACAACAGCATCTTTGACAAGTGTAGATATTGTAACAGGTGGTAGTACAGAAACAATCAAAGTTGATGAACAGACTTGTAAAAAGTTTACCAATATGCCAATAACCTTTGTAAATCGTTTTGGTGCATTACAGAGAGTTAATTTCTTTTTAAAATCTATTGAGAGTATTGATGTTGGTAGAGAAGAATATAAAGCAAACACATTAACAACAGGTGCAACATATTCAATAAATAATCATCAATATAAAACAAGAAATATAACAAGCAGAGAAAGTATCACACTAAATACAGGATATGTTAATGATAGTTATAATCAAGTTATTGAGGAACTATTGATGTCTCCAAGATGTTGGCTGTTCAAAGATAATCAGCAACTACCTGTAATAGCACAAAACAAACAGGTTACATTTAAAACAAGCTTGAATGATAAGCTATCAAATTACACAATTAATTTTAAGTTTGCTTTTGATAAATTAAATACTATACGATAATGAACCAAGTAGGGTTAGCAATACCAAGTATATTATTAGATAGTCCACAACCAAACCCAGATATTTGGAACTTAACAGAAACATTATGGGAAAACACATTTAGGAAATGGAACGAAATAAATTTAATTACTGATATTAATTTTCAACATTTAGATTTATTTGAAGATGAGCAAATAACATTAACACAAACAATACAGGATATTAGAGACATTGAAAAAGTATTTACAGATTTTAGTAAAACATTTAATTTACCAGCAAGTGATGTAAACAATAAACTATTTAAACATTACTATCGTAGAGACCTTATAAGCGATGCAATTCCAAATGGTATATTTGATGCTAATTCAAAGTTAGATGCAATCTTAGAATTAAATTATAAGCCTTTCAGGGCAGGATATATAGTTATGAATGGTGTTAAATTAAAAAACAATGTACCATACAGCTACAATATTACTTTTTATGGTCAAACAATACAGCTAAAAGATCGTGTAAAAGATAGAAAATTAAGTAGTTTAGATTTTTCACAATTTAATCACGATTATAATGTTACAAAAGTAAAGCAAGGCTTAGAAAGTTTTGTATCTGTTTTAAATGGTCAAACAGTGACCACAGCAAATGTTATATATCCTTTAATATCACACACACAAAGATTCATATATGATAGTAGTGCAGGAGGAGTATTGAAATCACAAGCAAGGAGTGATACAACTAGAAATTTGTTTGTAAATAACAGTCAATCTGATGTTACTGACGGAAGTGGTAACGTTATAAGAGAGGGAACATCAATGGGTTTTCAATTCACAGACCTGAAACCAGCATTAAGAATTATAGACATAATAAAAGTCATAGAACAAGATAATGAAATTGATATTAAGTTTACTGATGACTTTTTTAAAACAACAGGTTTTTTTGCTAATATATATATGTGGCTGCACAGAAATAAAGGGGAGATTGGAGTAACACCAAGTAATGAAACAAATACAAATTTAATTGTTGTTGACACAATACAGAGCTTTACAGGAGATGTATTAACTTTTTTTGATAATGTTACCACAGGTGCAGAGCCAAATAGTTTTACAGGTTTTATGCCTGTATTTGATGGGGGTATATTTAGATTCCAAACAGGTATATTAAATGGTACTTCCGATAAAGAAAGCTATAATATCAAATGGACTGTAACACCATCTGTAAATACAAAACAATTTACAGTTCGATTTAGAAAAGCTGGTACAAATGAGGTTATTGCAGAACTTGCGCACACTTCAGGCACAACAAGTACAATATTAGAATTTGATTTTGAAACTGATGTATTCAATACAGTTGATGGTCATAATGTAGAGTTTGTAATTGAAACCACAGAGACAAGTTTAAATTTAACTTATGGGCTTCAATTCAAAAAAACATTACTTAGATTGGGTGAAGATCCTTTTGAGAACACAAGAACAGTTAATGCAGGTAGTGTCGGTCCGAGTTCTGTTGTAGATACAATTTATGTAGCTGATCAAGTGCCTGATATGAAAATATTAAATTTTTTAACAGGTTTATTTAAAACATTTAACTTAACAGCATTTGTAGATAATGATGTTTCAAGTAGTACATTTAGCCAAATAAAAGTACAAACATTAGATAGTTTTTATGCAAGTGGTACAAGTAGAGATATAACAGAGTTTGTAATTTTAGATGACAGCGAAAGCAATTTTAGTGTACCATTTAATGACATAGAGTTTACTTTTGAAGAGCCTAAAACATTTTCCGCATTTTATTATAACAAATTAAATTCAAGAGAATATGGCGCAGTAAAAGCAAGTGATGCAAGTAATAGTGGGCGTGATCCAAGATTAAACAGGGGGCAAGATTATGTAGTGAAAGCCCCTTATGAAAAAATGTTATTTGAAAGATTAAAAAATGTAAATAACAATCAAAACACTAATATAGGTTTTGGATATTTTGTTGATGATAACCAAAGTCCAACAATCGGTAAACCTTTATTATTTATAAAGAAAAATACAAGCGTTAGTGGCACTCCAATACAGATGTTTAATGGTGGCGGAACAGGAACACCTGCAAGTATCAGCACAATAAACAGAGGTACAAATTTTCAAGAAGGTACAGCAAGTGTATTTTTATCTGTTTTAGGTGAGCCAAATCCTATATCATTTAGTTATCTCGATGGAAACAATGCACCTCAAACTGTTACAGTTGCTAATGGTGCAAACACAACAATAAATCCTGTAATTAAAAATAGTGTTGTTATCACAAGTAATGTTGATGATCCAAGTAATGTTACAATAACATATACAACCTCAGTCGATAGTCAAACACTTAATTTTAGCAAAGAGATTGATCCTTTTGTAACAGGACAAATAGATGACAATACTTTATTTAAATCTTTTTACAGACAATATATAAGCGACATATTTAGTTATAATAGAAGATTAGTAAAAGTGAATGCAATACTACCACAAAGTTTTCTTTTAAATTATAAATTGTCTGATACTATTGTTATATCTAATGAGGAGTTTATAATTAATAAAATAACAACAAATCTACAAACAGGCAAGAGTAGTTTAGAATTATTAAATAAGGTATGATCATAAATATTTTAGATTTATTGGAGTTTGCAAATGGCGAAACTGAAAATATTAAAATTGCACAGGGCAAATATAAACTACCTGAGGATTTTGCAGATGGTTATAAATTACTAAAAAAAGAAATTAAATGGCAGAAGCGAACGTAAATGTTAAGGTAAGCGCACAAAAAGCAAGACAGGAACTTGATTTAACAACTGAGTCAGTTGAAAATTTAACAGTTAATGTTGCTATTCAAC